AGTATTACAGTCATGCGGCCATGGAAGCAGTTTGGGAATTATTCGACGATATTAACAAAAAGAAGGTGGCATAATATGAATTTTAGAATCAAAATCAAAGAAGTTTACGGAAAGAAAATGTTCTACCCTGTCAACAAAGTCGCGGTAACTTTCGCAGGCATAGCAGGAACCAAGACTCTATCGGAGACTGTACTAAAAGCGGCTGAGGGCTTGGGTTATAACATAATTGTTGAAGCAGACGACTGGAGAAACGTATAAATGAAAAAATCACACTTACATCTGATCAAATGGGGCTTGGCTGAGGGCTACACAATCGAGATTTACGGCGAAGGCGAGCTTGACTATACAGGAACATCCTACAAGGAGGCCAAGGAGAACGCGGAGGCTTGCGATTCGACTGAGATAGTCTTGCGGAAGGGACAAGAGGAGGGCACTTGGTTCCTATGTAACAACTTCAACGACGAGCCAGAGGAAATCATAGCAGACTACAGCGACAACGAGGTCGGCCATGCATGGCAGAAGGCTTACGACAAGGAGTGTTACGGCGAACTATGTAAAAATCAGTAGTAGATTTATAGGTGGCATTCGTGTAGAGTGTCACTCATTAAACTTACTATTACCCGAAAGAGGTTCACTATGAAAGTAACAGATGAGATGCGTAAGGCAATCAGGAGAGTCCGTTCGGAGAATGATTTTCCGGAAGACTTCAAGTGGTGGGAACGCGGCAGTGAAGTGTATATGCGCTTGGATGAGAAAACAGTTTACGCCGTACACATTAGCGGTTTGGTTACAGTCTACAAAGAGGGTGCATAGGATGTATACAATTGAAGAGCTACAGAAGATGTTGAAGGATTGGGAGAAGCAGGCAGAAGATCAGGGGAACTACGTTGACTCTCGCTTGTTGTCTAAGATTGCAAACTTAAAGAAAGAACTTGGGGTGTCATGATGAAAAAATACTGGAAATACAGTAGACTTATTAACTTAACTCTGTTATTCTTAGGTGGTTTTGTAGCAGGCAGTTTAATTATGGCGGTGTTTATGAGTATTGGGAGAATGTTATGAACGATTACAGATGCAGGGTATCAGAGGAAGAACTAGCGCACGACCACGCGCAGGTAGAGATAACGCCAGAGATGGAACGAGAGGAGGCGCGCGAGGAGTTTGAAACACTGATGGAAAAGGTTACGGACATGGTAGAGATATTGTTTCAGGACTGGCGTTTTCAGCCAGACTACGACGATTTGGAAGCAATAAGGCACCTACATCAACACTTGAGATATTATGAGGCAGTGAGGAAAATATGATTATAGATAACAGCACAGAGAACGACCTACTCGCGGAGACAATCGACGAGCTAGGGCAAAGCCTAACGGAATTACAGCAGGTCATTGCAGATATTAAACAGCAGGTAAACTACAGAGAGGAAGACTAAGAGTGTTGAAGTTAGAAAAGAAAATCGTGGAGTGGCACAAAGCGCGAAACCTAATCAAGGGGAGTAGCGACCACCAACAGTTTGAAAAGCTATTGGAAGAGGTGGAAGAGTTACGCTTGAACATAATGAACAGTCAAGATATTAGTGACGACGTGGGTGATATTATCGTGGTGCTGATTAATCTATGCGAGCGTAATCAATTGAGCTTGTCAGAGTGTATGAATGTAGCGTATAATGATATTAAGCACCGCAAGGGTAAGATGGTTGACGGTATTTTTGTGAAGGATTTAATTGACGAGAGTGGGGTAATTCAAGATGCAGTTTAATATATCAGGTATGTTTTTAAATATAGAACCAAGGTTCGGCTTTGGGTTTGACATTGAGAGTGTAGAGAGTCGTCCAGTGTGGGCGGTAGTGGACGGAGAGATGATGGCAATGCCTTTCGATGGCTTGGTGTTGCTATTGCCTTTCTTTATTGTTACAATGGGCAACGTATGGACGGAGTTACCGGAAGATGATTGAGATATTATTTTATTTAGGTATGATATTTTGTTTATGCTACGGCATCAAAGAAACTATGGAGCATTGGGACAATGAGCAAGATTAAAGAAGAGCTGATAGGTTATGAGAACAATGACTGGATTAGCAAGGAAGACCACGTAAGGGTTGATGAAGTTACGGAGTACCTCTTGTACGCCATGAGCGTATCTGAGATGCAGCAGATAGCCAAGCAACACATACAGCACGACCTGTACACTATGGCACGTAGCGACTTCAACAGGGTACATTACGACACAATAGGAGTGCATAACAAGTGAGTAGATGCAAAGCGTGTGACGCTATTATGACTGAATCAGAGCTAAAGAGGACTGATTATAATACAGACAAACCTTTAGATTTGTGTTATAATTGTATGTCTATCTCAACTAATGCGGCACTTGCATTCGAAGGTGGCGGAGTAATGAGTGAAGAAGAGAATGTAGACCTAAGTGAATTAGGGTTTGACATTAGCAATAATTAATGCTATAATATACTTATGTTATGTTCTTTAATAAATCAATAAAGTTTAAACCAAACGATCCTAAGGTGTACTTAGGGTCATAACTTAAAGCAAAGAAGGAAAATAGTATGGCAGTTATCGAAGGTACAGTAGCGTTTGAAAACCTAAACGAACACGAAGTATTTCAGGGTCAGTCAACTGGTAAGTTCTCTATGGTCATTAGTCTTGACGATGCAGATGCCGGTGACTTGGAAGCAAAGGGTGTCAAACTACGTGAGTACGAAGGCACTAAGCAACGTAAGTTCAGCACGAAGTATGAGGTGCCAGTCTTGGATGCGTCAGGTCAGCCATTCGTAGGCCGAGTGACACGAGGTTCCAAGGTGCGACTCTTGTGGGCAGAAGGTCAGCCACATCCGGTACATGGTACGTCTACCTATCTTAACAAAGTCAAGGTGCTTGAGGTTGCCGAGGCAGGTGAAGATGGTGAGGACTTCTAATGACAGCAGAGTCTACCTTTCTACGTCACGAGCCATGCCCCGCGTGTGGTTCAGGTGACAACCTAGCAAGGTACTCAGATGGACACGCAGTCTGCTTCACGGCAGGCTGTAACCATTACGAGAGAGGCAACGGAACTGCCTCAGACTTTGTTTCACGTAAACCAACAAGGACATTAGAGATGACCGGAGTAATAGCATCAATACCCGACCGACGTATCTCACAGGCTGTAGCCAAGCGTTACGGTGTGACTGTAGAGTACGACACGGAAGGTAAGATTACAAAGCACCACTATCCTTACTTTGATAAGGACAATGGTTCAACGATAGGTACGAAGGTACGCATCGTAAACAACAAACAGTTTTATGCAACAGGAGGTTTTGATAATGCGGGTCTCTTCGGTCAGCAGGCTTTCAAGGGTGGCGGTAAGTACATCACGATCACAGAAGGCGAGACGGACGCAATGGCTGTCAACGAAATGTTCGACGGAAAATGGCCAGTCGTTTCAATCAGAAGCGGTGCCGCAGGAGCAAGCAAGGACATCAAAGCCAACCTCGAATGGCTAGAATCTTTTGAGAATGTTGTCATCTGTTTCGACAACGATAAGGCAGGACAGGAAGCCGCCAAGTCAGTGTTAGATTTATTCACCCCCAACAAAGCGAAGAACGTCACGCTCCCTGTTAAAGATGCAGGCGATATGCTGAAGGGTGGTCAAGTGCAGGCGTTCGTGAAGGAGTGGTGGAATGCGAAGGCTTATCGCCCTGACGGTATTGTGGCAGGTGACGATACTTGGAATCTTATTGTTGAACAGCAGAACACCGTATCAATCCCATACCCATGGCAGTGTCTTAACGAATTTACCCATGGGTTCAGGGAGAGGGAGTTGGTTACCATCACAAGCGGTTCGGGAATGGGAAAGAGTCAGATTGTCAGGGAGTTGGAACACTACCTCCTTGGTGCTACCAACGACAACATCGGCATCCTCGCGCTAGAAGAGGACATCCCTAAGACAGCGTTAGGTATTATGTCTATCGAAGCGGAGAAGCAGTTACACTTAGACAAGGAAGTGACTGAAGAAGAGAAGCGAGGTTACTGGGAAAGGACAATGGGTTCAGGACGTATCTTCATGTTCGACCATTGGGGCAGTACTAGTGAAGATAACCTACTATCTCGCATCAGGTACATGGCGAAAGGATTGGATTGTAAATGGATTATCCTTGACCACCTCAGTATCGTAGTGTCAGATCAGGATACAGGTGACGAGCGTAAGGCAATCGACAGCATTATGACCAACCTACGGAAGCTAGTACAGGAGACAGGAGTCGGGTTATTCTTGGTGTCACACCTCAGACGACCATCAGGGCAGAAGGCGCACGAGGATGGAGGTAAGATTAGTTTGGGAGAACTCAGAGGATCGGCGGCGATCGCGCAACTTAGCGACATAGTTATTGGTTTGGAACGCGACCAACAACACGCAGACCCTACTGTACGTAACACGACCACGGTCAGAGTCTTGAAGAATAGATTTGTTGGACTCACTGGTGCGGCTTGTTACTTGTTCTATGATAAAGACTCAGGACGTATGATAGAAACGGTATGTCCGGTAGATGAATCGGAGTTTTAATGAAGCAGATAGTCTTTGACATTGAAGCTAATGGACTTAACCCTGACAAGGTATGGTGTATTATAGCCTACGAAAGAGGGGCTAAGGAATACACTACTTGGTCAGGAGATGACCTCGTTTGTTTCAAGGACTGGATTAAGGAGCAAGGTGAACTAGAAATCATTGGTCATAACATTATTGGCTATGATATTCCAGTTTTGGAACAGCTACTCAACGTAGACTTTAGTAAGTGTAAAGTTACTGACACATTAGTCATGTCCAGATTAGCCCAACCATCACGGGAGGGAGGACATTCACTGGAGAACTGGGGTCAGTTACTAAATCAACCGAAAGGAGAACACAGTGATTGGGATAATTTTTCTCAGGATATGGTGGAGTATTGTGAGCAAGATGTACGAGTTAATGAACTGGTGTACCAGAGATTACTTCGTGACCTTGATGGTTTTGGAGCTGAGAGCCTTATGCTTGAAGGTCAGGTACAAGGGATTATTAGCAAGCAGATTAAGAACGGATGGCTTTTAGATCAGGAGAAAGCGTTTGGTTTGTTAGCCAAACTCAAGGAAAGAAAGTTTGATTTGGAGGATGAGGTACATGAGAAGTTTAAACCTTTACCAACATTCATTAAGGAGATAACACCTAAGATAAAGAAGGACGGCAGTTACTCAGTAGTTGGCCTCAAGTTCTTGGGAGATCATTGGACGACAGCAGTAGCACCATTTAGCAGACTGGATTATCCAGAGTTTAACTTAGGCTCACGACAACAGATAGGTCGTTACCTACAATACTTCGGATGGAAACCAGAGACCTTCACAGAGAAAGGACAGCCAATCG